TCTGTCATTTTCATAATTTTTTCTCCCCAGTCATGTGTGGTAAACTAAACCACAACTTGAACCATTCAGGAGTTCCTGGTTTAATATTTTGTTCTCTTTGTATGCGGCCGTTTTCATTGCCAGTCACACTGATGTTGCTGCCTTGATTAACTCGATATTCGTGCAATCTTGCTTCGCCACCTAACCCGCCCATGCCTGATAAAATCTTCATTTCTTGTATAGGATCATGTGGGTCAAGATAGCAGTCATCTGCACTGTCTTGATTCAAATCTTGTGAAGTTATTCTATATTGTTTCATTTTAAACTCGAACGTAAAAACCAGCTGTGCTTTTTGTGTGCATCCTGGCGATCCGCAAAGAAATTACTGAGTCCATGATCACCTGCATTTTCAGCCATGGCAAACACAATCTTAAACATCTGTGCCATTTTCTCACTGTCAGCCAGCAATTCTCTCAGCATGTCTTGAAATCCAGGAACTTGATTCTCATCTTCAACTTTGCTCAACATACTGAACTTGCTGTAACTGGCAGGAGCATAAATTTGCAAAGCACGTAGTTCTTCTGCAAATTTATCAATTATTCCATATACTTCTTCGTATATTGTTTCAAACAACAAATGATTTTGATAAAACAACGGCCCTTCTACATTCCAGTGAAAGTTCTGTGCCTTTAAGGCAAATGCATATTCACTGGCAAATGCAGTTTGTAATGCTAAATGATATTTTTCGTCCACGTTAAACTCCGTACTTGTTCTTTTTGGGTTTTGCAATTGTGCTGGTTTTATTTACGTCAGCCATTTCTTCACTACGTTTACCGCTCCAATTTTCAATAGTTCCTGCACCAACTTGTAGTGCGGCTGCTTTGACCATTTCGTATTCTTCTTCGGTATATGAACTAATTAGCGGATCTCCACCGATCCAGTTATCAGCTTCCATCTTGGTGGGATATGTAGGTGAACCTGCCAGTGCAATTCCCATTCTGTAATTTTTATACATACTGCCAGTTGCTAGATTTAATCCGGGCAATGTAGTGGCGTTTTTCATTGCTGCTTTTTTTTCTTTATCTATCTTCTTTGTTCCGCCTTTGCCCAACTTGCCAGCTGATCCTTCTCTTAAAGATCTCACAATGTCATTAACTTCTTTTATTTTTTTAGCAGCTTTCTCTGGATATTTTGCCAAGTAATGTGCTACCAAATCAAAGAAAGGATGACCAGCAACCGGAGTTTCAGCAGAAACACCTGCGGCTTTTGCAAATGCTTTTCTATCACCATTGCGAACTGCGTTGCGTAATTCAGTAGCCGAACTCAACCGTGGAGTTTCTTGTTGTTTAATTTCGTCAAACTTGTAAAAACCGTGTGCGGCTTGTACCCCGTTATATTGTTGAACAGTTTTAGTAACCCAGTCTTCGTCTGTGAAACACACTAGAGTTTTAGTATTGGGATGCGATTTGAAACAATGACTAGCCAGTGTTAACCAACTTTGTTCAGCCATCAAATGTCCGCCAACTCCCGGCCATACCGTTTTCATAGCTTCAATTTTAATTTCGTATGGCAGCGGATCCTTTGGACCTTGAGTGTCTTTGTTTGTACCCACATACCAATAAGGCAATTTGCTGGCCATTTGCCAAGCAGCTTTGTGACCTTTATGCGGAGGATTAAAACGCCCGAATATAATACCAATTGTTGTGCCAGGTGTCTTTTCTTTTTCTTTTGCGGCAGTCTTTGCTTGAGCTACAACTTTGACTTCTGGTTTGGCTATTGTTCCGACTTCTTTTTCAGCAGTCTTGGCACCAGACTTCCTACCTATTTTAATAAGATCGTCGATACCATTTATTACGGCACTACCGGCACCTTCGAATATTTCTCTTAATTTCATTATGGCACCCATTGCGGTAATTCTTCACCGCTCTTGTGTTTTACTTTTTCTCTAGGAACAAATTTAGTATGCATATCACCACCTGTATCATATTGTACCCATCCTTCGGAGTTGAGTACTTTTATTTCTGGTGGTGCCATTTCTAACTGAGACAGCAACTGATTTTTAAGACCCATGATTTGTTTGACATATTTAAACACAATAGTCACTCCAGCTGGCACTGTGTTCACACGATTTCTAATATTGATTTTCATATTGTCGCTTTTAACCATACCAGCAGCACCTTGCTCAACCCAAGACATGAAGTCATCGCCTACATTGGCCAATTGACCTGATTTGGATTTTTCATTCATATAGCGATAGATAATGCCTTTAAAATTTGACACTTTATCAATAGGGCCAAGGAATGCTTCTATTGTTGCTTTGTCTTTTTTAAGACTTAGTTCGATAGAATCTATAGCTTTGGTATCTATTTGAGGTTGCTCTTTGGCATAATACGGACTTAGTACAATTAACTCTGTGGTAGGAGTCATATATTTTGTAAAATCTTGAACAGGTTTTTGTGAAGAGTCCGACGCACCAAATTCAGTAAAGCTACCGTGGGCCGCAATCATGGCCTGTGCACCTTCTGCAATACGTATACCTAATTCAGTATTGGTGGCTATGTGGTATTGTGTTTTGCTTTTTTTGTTAGGATTTAATTCATACACACCATTCACTTCATCGGGTGGGCTTGTAAATAATCCGTCAGCATAGAAATAAATTTCTTGTCCCTTTCTTGGAACTTTAGTTGCTGTTTTAAATATTTCGTATAGCTGACTAAATTCAATTGCAAATTGTTGACGTTCTGCTTGTTTCTCTGGAGGAAGCCCTGCTGTATCTCCACTTTTATTTAGGATGAAATTATAGATGCCGCGTACACTGGTAAAATCACTTACATCACTAGTACCTGTACCGCCACGGCTCCAGCCATTATGTCCGCATAGAATAAACTGACCGTCTTTAGTATAGCCCCAGTAAATTTGTGGAGCACCGTCCCATTTAAATCTAGTGTTTTCTGAACTTGCAGTTCCAGCCTTGCGTATATGCTCGAGAGCTTTGATTACGCCAGCGGTTCCGTTTAAAAATGCAAGATCTTCTACGTGGTTAAACGCCCGGCCAACTTTTGCCTTGACAGGTTCAACAGCTTCACGTATAAACAATTCTCTTAATAACACAATTAGTCCTTATACTTGCCATCGGCAATGTGTTTGCTAACTGCTTCTTTCATTTTTTTACACACTTTTACACACGTTTCTTCGTCTAAAGATTGTGGCAATTCGCGAATAGGATATTGTTTAACATATGCTTCGTAGCTCTTTTCCACAGCTGGCTTGAATACTGAGGAGTTAAATGATTGATTTTGCTTAGATCTGTCTACACATTTTGCAATGCTTGGAAACACATGACGACGATATACATTATCGTCATGGTTCATAAAATGCATCAAATCTTCAATGAGGTCAAAGTTGATTTCTCGCCCATTTTCAGTGGGACTGACAAAATCTAAATCGTTAAAATGTCTATTTTCTAATAATTCACGTATACGCATTATAAAGCCCAGTTTTTAGCAAAGATGGAAATATACTCCATCGTTGAAGTATTTATCGCAATCGTGTTCAGGCTTTATCTTTGATAATGCGTTCTACTTTGCTTATGCAGCCACCTAAATGCATCTTAGCCATTAGCAAGTTGTTATCACCGGTAATATAAAAGTAGCTACCGCCCCAACTACGTGGTTTTAACAGTGACTTTTTACAAGATTTAGTTAATTTTAACTTGCTGTTAGTATCAGCCCACTCTACGAAAGCAGTGCAATCTTGAGAAGTTCTACCAATAGTCACTCTGTAATCAAAGTTAATCTTGGGTAATATAACGGTATTAACATCTAACGCAGAGTTAACAGGAGGCTCACTTATATACTTTACCTTAGATTTGTCTATCTTGGCCAATTTATTCACATCGGTCTTGCTGTTAGTGTAAACATTGACCCACGGACTTTCGATACGCAGGTCAAAGTCTGTTAACAGTGATAATGTGTGTTGTAGTTTTAATGCATAATCTAGATCTTCCTTGGTTCTGATAACATTTCTATTTTTAAAAAACAAATAGTTGTCAGCGTCCCCAAAGTCTTTCTTAACCTGCTTTAAATTGTCCAACACCACATCTAAATCGTTAGATCTAAAAAAGCTCGCACCAGCACATACCAGTACAATTTTATACTGATATGTGCCGTAGAACAGTTTCTTAGTTAGCTTGTACAGCATTATCTACAATTTCAACTGACAACAGTGGAACCTTAAGTGTTTTGGGTTTTGCAGACAATACCAGTTTGTCATCCGCAACACTGATATGCAACCAACCGCCACCCTTCAAATCACCAAACAACATCATACGGGCAAGGTCACGTTTAATTTCCTTGTCAATAACACGTTGCAATGGACGAGCACCCATCTTAGAATCAAAGCCTTTGGTGATTAGCCAATTAGTTGCTTCTGCATTGATTTTAATACGAATGCCTTTCTCTTTAACTTGCTCACGCAATTCATCAATGAACTTATCAACAACTTTAACAGTTGTTTCTTTACCAAGTTTGTTGAATGTAATAACAGCGTCCAATCGATTACGGAACTCTGGTGTGAAGAATTTCTTTAACTCTGCATCAGTGTAATCCTTTTCCTGACTACCAAATCCTATCTGATTCTTTTCGCTTGCTTGAGCACCAGCATTAGTAGTTAGAATCAACACAATGTTGCGGCAATCTGCTTGCTTCCCGTTTGATCCAGTGATAAATCCATTGTCCATGATCTGTAGCAATACTGTGCTAACATCCGGATGTGACTTTTCAACTTCGTCAAACAACACCACTGCATTTGGATTTTCTTGAATCTGGGTAATTAACAAACCAGCATTGTCCTCAAAGCCCACATATCCCGGCGGGCTACCAATCAGCTTGGAGATACTGTGTTTTTCTTGATATTCACTCATATCAAACCGCAACAACTTAGTGCCTAGATGTTTTGCCAGTGATTTAGCAGTTTCAGTTTTGCCACAACCAGTTGGACCCATGAACACAAAACTACCAACAGGCTTATTCTCTACTTTCAATCCTGCTTGTGCAACAACAATACGATCAACAATTTCTTCAATGGCCATATCCTGTCCATAAACATCGGCCATTAAGTTGCCGTGTAGCTTGGACAAACTTACACTTTCTGCTTCCATAACTTGTTCTTCAGGAATAGTAGTTAATTTAGCAAGCTCGAATTGAATCTCACGTTCATTAATAACTCTTTCGTCTGCAAGTTTAAGATTGAATCGACTGCAAGCAAGGTCAATCAAGTCAATTGCTTTATCTGGCAGTTTCTTATCTGCAAGATATTTAACACTCAACTTAACAGCGGCTTGCAATGCATCTTCTTTAATTTTAACATTGTGGAATGCTTCGTAGTACTTTTTAATACCTTTAAGAATTTGCAATGTGACTTCTTGTGTTGGCTCGTCGATAGTAATACGTTGGAATCGACGCATTAACGCACGATCCTTTTCAAAGTGCTTGCGATATTCTTCCCATGT